CGTTCAATTCCAAAAAGGATCCCCTGACGAGAACTACGACATTACAATATCCTTTGATAGTCTAAGTACTGACCCAGAAACTCAATCCAGCAAGATAGAACAAATGATTAGTCTATTGAAACTTGACAGAGGTGGACGCGTAAATGTTGATAGTCTCTTGACTGCAGCAATGTCCAACATTGATCCTGTCCTTGCGGATACCATCATGCAGGAAACAGAAACCGCTTCACAAGAGATTCAGAATCAAATACTTGACGATCTAGCTAAGATATTTGCGGGTATAGAAATGCCAGCTAGACCGAACGGAGGCCAAGTGGCTTCTCAGCTAATACAACAATACGCACAGCAACCTGATATAGCAGCTAGACTGCAACAGGATCAGATGTTCGCCGAGAGATTGAATAAATACGCAAGCCAGTACACCTTCCAGGAGCAACAAATTATAAACGCTACTGAGTTCGGACAACTTGGCACTGAGGCTGCTAGAGTCGGAGATATAAAGACTCAGGCTGCTGAGTAATTATGCTGCAAGAAGATATCGAAACTTTGAAGCATCACGAAGCCTTTGCTTCTTTTGTGCATCAAATCGTGCAGATGCGAGAGGATTGCATACAGGATTTGCACAAAGCTGATATAGAAATAATTCAGCAAACCTCGGGCAGAATATTAGCGCTTGATGAAATCATAGAGCTCTGCGATTGGGAAGGTCTATCGGCTAGATTTCCTAATTCTTAAATTGACGAAAAAGTAGTGCTATAATGCATCATCGCCATCGCTGGCGTAAAAAGCGTTATTATGAATGAAAGTCAAGAAGCAGCAATCGCCGAAGCTGCACCCAAGCAGGCGACCAACATGTCATTATCAGAGTTCACCAGGAGCAGAGCTGGTCAATTGACCGAGCAAGCACCTGAGACTACAGAAACCGCAGAGGAGGGTCAGGTTCTTGGTTCGGAAACGAATCAAGTTGAGCAGGAAGCTGCTGAAGCACCTGAAGCCGTTGCAGAAGATAATAGCATTAACGAGGATTCCGAAGAACAAACTTCAGAGGAGGAGTCCGAGCAATCGGAATCAACCGAAGAAGCAACTTCAGAGGATGTTCTTTCTCAGATTGAATTGGATGATTTGTCCGAAGATGACCTGCGCGAACTATCTGAAAAACTAGGTAGTCGTGCAGTAGCCAGATTCGGTGAATTAACAGCAAAGCGCAAAGCAGCAGAAGCTGAACTAGAAAAGCTCAAGGCACAAGCCAAGAGCCAAGTCACGCCTGAAGTTAAGGATTCAGAAAACCCATATAGCCACTTAGAAAATATCGATGAACTGCAATCAGTTGCAAAGGAAGTGGAAGAAGTAATTGAATGGGCCGAGGATCTTATATTCAACAGTGACGGTTATTCAGCCGATGAAGTCATTACGGAGGTCGAGGGCAAAGAAATGACCAAGTCCGACGTAAGAAAGTATCTTCAGAATGCTAGGAAAGCCGAAAAGAAATTCATCCCTGCACAGGCTCAAAAGATTCAACGCATCCAGGATGCAAAAAAATCAGGAGAGAATCTTCTTGCCAAGGCAAAGAAGGAGTTCAAGTGGATGCAAGATGACAATGAGGTAAATGCCAAGTACAATGAAATGCTTAGTGATGAGCGCTTGAAAGGACTAGATAAGTTCGATCCAGAGGTTTCAGCTCAAATGCCCTATCTTCTGGCGCATGCAGCAAACAGCATGTTCGGAAGAAAATTGGTACAAGATGAACCCAAAACAGGTAGACTTATTCCGCCTTCCAGCACTCCTGCGTCGGCCAAATCCGACAAGAGAACGCCTAGTTCTGTTAAAAATCTACAGAATGCATCCAATCAATTTTTGCAAAGTGGTAAGAAAAACGACTTCATTCGACTTAGAACACTTCAACTATCTCAATAATATAATACAATGTCACTATCTAATACATTCTCCCCTGCACCTACTGGTGTAACTAGCCAGGGTTCGTCTGTATCCAATCGCGAGGACCTCACTGATGTCCTAACGATTTTGGCTCCAGAAGAAACTCCTGTTCTATCATCTGCTTCCAAGCAAAAAGCAAACAGCACTTTTGTTGAGTGGACTGTTGATACTCTTGCTGACGTAAGCACTGACGGTATCTCGGAAGGTTCCGATATCACTTCATTCACGGACAAGTTCTCAAAGCGTGCTCGTCTTGGCAACTACATTCAGAAGTTCCGCAAGGATTACCTTGTATCTGATCTTCAGGAAGCAGTTGACTCGGTTGGCCCTGCTAAGGTTGCTCAAGCTGAAGCTAAAGCAATCCGCGAGCTGAAGCGTAACGTAGAAGCTACTCTTATCTCTGACAACGAAATGTCATCAGAGGACGGAGCTGGTACTCCTTACAAGCTTCGCGGTCTTGGCAAATGGCTACAGAACGGCGCACAAGCTGTTAACCCTGTCCCTGCCGACTTCCGTACTAGCACTGATTCTATTCACGCATCGAGTGCTTTCACTGAATCAGTTCTTAACAACCTTATCACTAGCATCTACCGCGAGACTGGTACAACCGAGAGCTTGACTCTTGTTGCTGATACTGCTCTTCGTCGTAAGATCAGTGATTTCGCTCGTTTTGGCGCTGATGTTGCTGATGGAAGTGCCGCTGGTGTTCGTCGTGTTAGCTACAATGGTAACGAAGCTCAAATCACTCTTTCGGTTGAAATGTACCAAAGTGATCACGGCATGGTTTCCATCGTTAACATGAATCCTGATTGCGCTCCTGACACAAGCAACAAGGACACAGGATATCTCATCAACCCTGAGTACTTCGGTATTTCTGAGCTAATTCCAATGGGAAGCACTCGCCTTCCAAATCTTGGAGCTGGTGAACGAGGCTACGTTGATTGTGCACTTACATCTCTAGTGTATCATCCACAAGCTCACGGTAAGATTACTGCAATTGCTTAACCCTTAAAAAAAGGAACATAATAAAATGGCTATTCCAACAGTAAATGAAGCTAACGGTGATTTCACTCACTACGCCGTTATCGATCATACCGAACTACAAACATCAGGTTTCCTGTCTACAATCGGCGCTGCAAACCAAGTAAAGATCTGCACCATCCCTGCTGGGGGTGGAGTAGTCTATGCTGTAGCATACGAGGCTGAGGCGTTCGCTGGAGCTACCGACATCACTCTTGATTTAGGTACAACCACTGGCGATCCCGATGAGTTCATTGACAATCTTGATGTAGACGGCATGTCTGCACCTGTGGCTAATACAGGTGATGCATTTGTTCAATCTGCAGGAAACACCACCATCGCTGGTGGCGCACTTCCTGTTAAACTTGTACAAACTGCAACAGATGTTATCGCTGAAATCAACGGTACTCACGCTGATCTAACAGCAGGTAAACTGTTCATTGGATTAAAAATACTTGATCCAAGCAAGTTCGTTAACTAATTAATTCTGGTCGGGGGGCTTCGGCCCCCCACCTTTTTTTATGGATATAATTATTCCAAACCTTCCAAGGTACTCGGACGGAGAAGTCGATCGTGCATTCATGCGCGAGATACAGACTGGATATCAGCGCGAGGTTGCCCTGGAGAAAAAAAGAACCGATATTGCCGCTAAAGAAGCAAATCGGCAAAGAGGCAAAACGCATCCAGCTCTTGGTAAATGCGTAGCTACAATCCCAGCTAGGGATTTTTTTAGATTGACCAAGAAGTACGGTCACGATACCGTGCATTCAAAAGAATTCATCAAGTACTACAACAAGAAGTTCCCAGAACTTAGCGCAAACAAAGCATAATGCAGACCAGGCAATACAAGGATCTATTTGCTCTTAGCACGCATCTAATTGGTGCAGTTGCACTTACAGCAGATGAGCAGACTCAATTAGCTACTTTTATTGATCGTAGGTTTTTTGAGGCATTCAGGAAAAGCCCATTCTGGCCTAGATACATGGTCTACGGGGAACCCAGAGCTATAGCTTCCTATGATTTATCAAATGCAACTTCTTCGACTAGCACTGCAGTAAATGGAAAATATAAATTTTTTGGTGTAAATTCTGGAAGTTTTGAATCAGGAGGAGGATCAGCAACGGCTGATACTAACATCTACCAGAACACGGATTCAACAACAACTTTCATTTACAAGAATTCATCCAACGCTTGGGTTGTTGCTACTGGGATCAGTCCAACTGACACAAGATCATCTGAAGGAAAAATATCTCTGAACAGTTCAGGAACTGTACAATTTACTGAAGCAGATGCAACTAAAAATGATACAGTTGAGGGGGTGTCAACTTGGACACCTCGCGCTGGTTCTGATCTTCTTGTAATAGATACAATAAATTTAGTTCCTTATTCCGAAGATGGAATACTTACAAATGAATCTGCTAAAGGCAACATTGGAGATTTTGTTAGAATTCATAAGGATGAACCTTTTGAGGAAAGGTCCTCAGTCGAGTATGACTTTTTTACTGACGTAGATGGAGCTCATGTAAAAAACTTACAAAATTCTAAAGAACAAAAAGTATTCGTAACTTATAAAAAACCATTCAGCAGTTTTGGAGTAACTTCTAGTTACACAACTAGCGTAGTTGCGGTCCCCGAGGAATTCTTCAATTATATAGCGCATGCAGCATATGCTGATTTTCTTACTCTACAAGGGAAGGTAGAATTAGCTCAAACAGAGAGTATAGTAGCGGAGAAGTACTTGGACCTTGAATTAGAAAAATTAAGCAATATAAATGGAGCAAACACCCTAAGTAGAATAAGCACGCACCTTTCCAGACAAAGAAGAAAATAGATAAAAACAATCTGATATAATAAAGACATGGCAAGATCAAGAAACAACGCATTGGAATTCAGTTCTGCTGGATCCGTAATTGTAACAAATGGTTCGGTTCCCGCTGGTACATACGGCGCTATACAAATCCTTAAAGATACAACGCTTTCTAGTATGGCTGCTAACAACGTAACGAACGTATCAAACCTCAATACAACATTTGGCGCTGGGACAATTCTATACGGAGAATTCACTGCAGGAACAGTGGATTCAAGCGGACTAGCAGCATTTCACTTAGTTTAATATGCATATTAGCCTTGATTCAGCCCTGGGTCGGCAGAGACGGCTGAACCAAGTAGGAGAGAGCATTACTCAAATTGCTCCTGATCCTGCAGCGGCATACAGCCTCCGTAGTCTTACTGGTGGTGACCCCAAGGTTGTGCGTGTGCGTCGTGAAAGCGACAACCACGAGCAGGACTTCACGGCATCCGAGGTATCTTCTGGTGCATTGACCTCTTTTGTCAACGCTCAGGTAACAGCACCTCTGGATATACAGGAACTGACCGCAACGGGTCGTGATGGTAACTTCCTTATCGCCAAGGCCGCTTACTCACTTCGTAGCCTAGGGACACGCCAGGCTACCGTAACATCAAGTGGCGATACTGATGGCGATACATCAGGTAAGTATGTATGCCAAGTAAGAAGTGTTACAGGTGACGTTAAATCATTTACAGCAGATGAGGTCAGCGATGGAACTCTTGTAGATTTTGTTTTAGGTAACACGAAGTCTCTTTTGAACAGTAGGGCTTATTTTGATGCTTCAAATGATGAGGTTGCTCTTACAAGTGAAATAACTATGTCTGGAGATTTTTCAATCCAGTATTCATTTGTTCTTACCGAAACAGGACGGGCAGAAAGAATTTTAGGTAGAGCGACTACTTATTATATAGCAGCCACAGGCACTGGTGTAATAACTCATTTTGTAGCTCAAGTAGGTAGCTCTGGCGTAACAATGGCTTTAACTTCAAACTTAAAGTACGGAGAAGCAAACACTATAAAGTTTAAGCGTGTTTCTGGAAAAGTAGGAATCTACGATGAAAGTGATACGTTAATTTCTAATGAAGCTACAGCAAGCGGTGATTTCGTTGTTAGTTCATTTGGAAGAGCTAGAGGGCAGTTTGCTAAAGGAGTAATCTACAATATCAGAATTGATACAAATAATGATGGAACGATTAACCACAGCTACAACGGATACGGAAACACCCTGTCCGATTGGACAGATTTAGTAGGAAGTAATAATGCTTCTGCTGTCAATGGTAGTCCCGCTCTGTTCACGGGACAAGACCAAAACGGCTTCGTTAAAACTTGGTATGACCAAAGTGTAACTAACCAAGCAGGAGATACAGCAACAG